TGTGGCAAAGATTGAAGCCATGCTTGATAAGAATCCTAAGGCTGTCATCCATGAGGTTAAAGTTTATGATTCCTCCGGGAAAATAAGCTGGCCGTCAAGGTTTGTTGAAACCATCAAGGAAGCTGAAAGGAAGAACAGCAGGATTTCAAACAAGAAACAACACTTCAAGTCTCTTGAGCAAATGAGGTTCGACCTAGGGACTTCTGGTTTCAATCGAGAGATGATGCTTGAACCTATCGACACTGCCGGGGCTCCGATCCGAATGGAGTGGATTAAGAGAGAGACAGTTCCTGATCTAGATAGATTGACCATGACTGTAGCAGTCGATCCCGCCATCTCTCAAAAGCAATCAGCCGACTTCTTCGCTCTTTGTGCAGGGGGACGTCATAATGAAACGGGAAAGATTCATACGTTCAGGTCCTACAAAACAAGATGCCGGATCAGTGAGCAGGTAAACCTTCTTCTTAATTGGCATCATGCTTACCCTAGGGCAACTTTCAGAATTGAGACTGTGGCTTTTCAAGAAGCCCTCAGTCAACTTATAGCAGACGAAAGAAAGCGAGGTGTGTATGTACCAGTCAAAGATTTCAAACCTAACGGTGACAAGCTTATGCGAATGCAGGCCATTGCCCCATTCATTGAAAGAGGCGATGTGGTCTTCTCAAATAGTGCAGAGATGGATGAGCTTATTGAGAACATTTGCGGCTTCCCTTTCATTGAACACGATGATGATGTGGATGCCTTTATCAGTATGGTTGAAAGTTTTGTTCACAAAGTCAATAACCCAGGCTTGCTAGTGATGTGATTTTAGTTTTATAATCATCTCAAATAAAACTAAATCTGATGGGATTCCTTGATTTTTTTAAGAAGAAAGAAGTCGTTCAAGCGAAAGGACAAAATATTGTTCAATTGTTTTCCAACTTCCAGGGAGTTTCGTCAAAGACAAATGCGCAGTACTACACCAGTTGGGTAGCAGTTGCCATTAGAGTTATCGCTGAGAAAGTTGCAACGATTCAATTGCAGCTTCTTGAGGAAGATTCTGAGGGTAACATTGAGCAGGTCCAGAAACATCCAGTACTCGAGCTACTTAAAGACGTGAATCCCTTCATGTCTTTTTTCTATGTCATGGAGAGACTTGCTTCAAACATTGAGCTTCAAGGAAATGAGTTCTGGTTCCTTCCCTATAAATCTGGAAAGCCTGAGTTCATCCTTCCATTGATGCCTCAGAACGTTGAAGTGATTGCTGATAAAGAGAAGCCTTACAATTATGTCAAAGAATATATTTACAAATTGAGTGGTCAGCAATGGACTATTCCTAGAGATCAGATCATTCATTTCAAACAGTTCAATCCAATGAGTGACCTTATTGGTTTAGGTACTTTGGATTCAGCAAAACATGCCATTGAAACAGACATTTCAGCAGCAGCTTATAACAGTAAGTATTTTCAGAACTCTGCTAGACCAGAGGTAATTCTTAAGTACCCGGATGTTCTTGAGCCTGAAGCTCAACGCAGGCTTGTTGAAGCTTGGAATGAAAATCATGCTGGTCCTGATAAACAATTTAAAGTTGCCGTTGCTTCAGGTGGGCTAGAAATCGATACCCTTCAAACCTCTCAGAAAGAGATGGACTTCGTTGAATCTAGAAAACTTAATCGAGATGAGATCCTAGCTTTATTCCGAGTGCCACTTTCAATTATCGGTATCACTGGAGTAAGCAGTCGGGCTGAAGCCGATGCGGTTAATGCTGCATTCATGGAGAACACGATCATCCCTAAGATGGAACGAATCGTGAACACCTTAAATGAGTTTCTTTTAGCGCTTTACCCAGGTACGGAGAACATGCACTTCGCTTATAAGAACCCTGTTAAACAAGATAGAGACCTCGCTATTCGTGAATATCAAACTGGTCTTGCTTCAGGTTGGTTATCAGTCAATGACGTTCGAAGAAAAGAAGAGATGTCTGAGATTCAAAATGGTGAGAGTGTTTACATTCCTTTCAGCTCACAACCTTTAGGTACTCCAATTGAGGAAGTTAAAAAGCTTAAGCTCACTCCTGTTCAGAAAGCTACTAAGATGATCGGAGAAAGCTTAATCAAAGCTTTTGATGAAATTGAGGAACCTAAAAAAAAAGAGATAGACCAGGAGAAGGCGCTTGAAGTCAAAGGAGAGATGCTGATTAAACAGCAAGAGAATGAAGGTTTGACTTATCGAAAACAATTCAATGCTCTTCTGAAAAAGCTATGGACTAGACAGAAGAAGGAAGCAGTATCAAATCTTAATAAGGCTGTTAAGACTAAGGATGATAAAGATCCCAAGGTGCCAAAGCTACTCGATATCGATAAAGAGGTGAGCTACACCATTGATTTGATGACTCCGCTTTTCAAAGCCATCACTGAAAAAGAAGGTGAGAATGCCATGAAGTATCTTGGCTTACTTGCTGCCGGAGAAGATTTCGTTCTAACTCAAGACCTAGATAAGTTTATCAAGCAGAATACAAAGAAGTTTGCAGGTGAAGTCACTGAGCAAACCAGTAATCTGATTAGGTCTCAAGTCTCAGCTGGTCTTCAGCAAGGTGAGGGTATCCGAGAGTTGACAAAGCGTATCGAAGATTCAACTGCCTTCAATGAATTTAGAGCTGAGAAGATTGCAAGAACTGAAACCATTCGAGCTCAAAATAAAGCCACTGAAGAAGTTTGGAAGGAGACCGACGTGGTTGCATCCAAGATATGGTACACAGCCTTGGATGAAAGAACCTGTGAGAACTGTGGGCCAATGCAGGGCAAAGAAATAGCTTTGGGCACCAGCTTCTTTAAGATAGGAGATGAGGCTCCAGGTGGACTAACTTTGGATTATGAGGATACTGATGGACCACCACTACATCCTCAATGTAGATGTACCTTAATACCCGTAATAAAAGAATGAACGACGACATCAAAAAACTAGGCTCAAGAATTGAGATGAACTTTGATCGAAAAAGAATCGATGACAAGGAAGCTTTTAAGAATCTTATTGGTGAGGTGAAAGAAATGAAAGAACAGGTTTCAAAATCAATGGAAGATCTTAAGCATGAAAACAATGAGGAAATCCGAAGATCCATCGATGAGATCAGCAAGATAATCAAAGAGAAGAAATTCAAGGTGAATGTTGAAGCTCCTAAAGTCATCGTTCCTAAGGCCACAGTAGAAGTCCTTAAAGAAACTAAAGAGGCTGCCAAGGCAGTCGATATTCTTGAGAAGGTTCTTCTTGCCAATCTTCAAATCATTAAAGAGCAGGCCAAAGGTATATTCATTAAAAACCAATCACCGTCCGAAGCAGTTTCTGTAGTCCTATCAGATGCTGGTCGTAAGGATTTTTACAATGCTGTTTCAGGTGCCATCGCTTCAACCAATAGTGCCCCTTTCCTTAAGCCAGACGGATCTAGGGCACCAGCTAATCTAGATGCTGACGGAAATCTCGTAGTTGGTCTCAGCCTTTCTGATGTAGAGGTTTCTAACTTTCCAGATTTCTATCCACTTCCTGAAGATCAGCTTGAGCAGCTCACACCCGCAGCACCTATAACGGGATATGCCACTGAAGCTAAGCAAGATGCTGGGAATGCTTCTCTCGTAACGATTGCTGGTAAAGATTTTGCCACTCAAACTACATTAGCTGCCATTCTAGCGAAGATAATTGCTGCTCCGGCTACCGAGGCAAAACAAGACACAGGAAATACTTCATTGGCTACGATTGCAGGGAAAGACTTCGCAACGCAAACAACCCTAGCAGCTATCCTTGCAAAGATTATTGCAGCGCCTTCAACGGAAGCTAAACAGGATGCACTATTGGCACAAATTTCTGCGATCGATTTCGCGATGGATTCCACTCTTCAAGATGTTTACACTCAATTAGTAGATGTTGTGAATGGCCTTCAAAATGTAGCGGGGATTATAAATGTAGCTGAAATCAGAGGTCCATCCACTCCAATCTCAGTTACAGTCAATGCTTCAAGTTCAACGGTTGTAAGTGCGAACGCAAGTCGTAGAGGCCTTTATATGGTCAATACATCCACTGCTAATCAAATCATTACCTTGAGGCAAACAGCAAATGCTGCAGTCATGTGGGAGGGTATTGTTCTCTATCCTGGGGGAGTTTATCAGATGCAAAGAGAGGATTACCATCTCAATGAAATTAGGGCAATCGCAAGTGCAGCCGGAGGAAGGTTATCAATTCAAGAATATACTTAAACATGAGTGTGAATAATCCAATCACCATTGTTGAAAGAGACATTACCCCTAAATTAGGTGGTAATTTAGATAAGAATGGATTTGAGATATTGAATATGCTAATTGGAATTGATATTCAAGCTTATGATGCCCAACTCGCAGCCCTAGCAGCCTTGTCACCATCATCAAATAAACTTCCTTATTTTACTGGATCAGCCTCAGCAGCTCTTACAGATCTCACATCTTTTGCTAGAACATTTCTAGATGATGCTGATGCCGATACTGTTAGGTCAACACTAGAAATAGATTTTGGCACGTGGACTCCAACTTTCACCAATGTAGCAAACGTTGCTAGTTTTGGAACAGTTTCATCTTGGCACTATTTAAAGATGGGAGTGGCTAATGCAGGAATTTTAATTGGAGGCGGAAGAATAGCTGTGGATCCAACTTCTGGAAGCATTAACACTGAATTTGGAGGCAGCATGCCCTTTGCATCAAACTTCACTTTATTTACTGATGTCGGAGGTGTTTTTTTTGCTAAAGACTCTGTTTCATTGGGGGGTGCTATTTTGGCTGATACAACAAATGATCGTTTAAATTTTAAATATGTGAACACGGCTGAAACTGCTGCTAGAGAGTTTTCAGGAATATTTATCGCTAGGCTTAAATAAAAAATAATAAAAGTAATATGCAAATAAAGCTTATAACTGGTGAGACGTTTGACAATGAGGCCATGGTCAGCATAAAGAAAGAAGGCGATCATCGTTCAATTAAAATGAGTAATGGTCAATTAATTGATCTTCCTGAAAACCGATATCATTGGGTAATGAAAATATCTAAAGGTCATATGATCGAGATCAATCCAGAGTTGGCCGTAAATATTCATAATATCATCTGTATGGTTCCGACTGGAGAAGGATACTCGATCTCGTTTGATATAGAGCCACCTGCTGAAATCACTAATAAACAACATGAGACTTTGACAAATCAAGATAATGAAAAAGGAGTAGTATTTCTTACTGTTATGGACTTAGAGCAAAGAATAGAAATGCTATTGGGTGTAGGGGAAAAATGTGTTGATTACAATAAGCTGTAGGGATTTGACATTGACTTAGAATGATAAGATACTTTTACTAATTAAAAGACAAAACCAATGGATAAAATAAACCTCAAAGAATATACAAAAGGACAAGCTAAGGATTTAGTCAAGCACATTTTAAACCTGAATATTAAACAGGTTAAAGGTGAAGGCACTTTCGAAGTAGTTGCTTCTACTCAAGGTGAAGACAGAGCTGGTGAGGTTATCCTGGTTAAAGGTTGGGATACTGAAAACTATCTTAAAAATCCAATCATTCTTTATGCTCACGATTATAGTTCTTTGCCCGTTGGCGCTGCGACGGAAGTGGTGAAGAATGAGGATCAACTTATTGTTAAGGGTGTTTTCGCAAACACACCTGAAGGGCAAAAAGTTCGTCAGCTTTATGATGATGGAATCCTACGGACTGTTTCAGTAGGATTCATTCCTATGGAGCGAGACGGCAACGTGATCACAAAGGCAGAACTGCTTGAGCTTTCTTTCGTACCTGTGCCTTGCAATCCTGAAGCACTTAGCTTGGCTAAAGGTTTTTCTAAAGAGCTTAGCAAAGCAATTAAAGCGGTGGTTCCTTTCGGAGAAACTCCAATGGCTCCTGAGGAACAAACATGGAGTGCAGAGTCTGCTTTATCTAATCTTGAGGAATGGGCTAGTGAGGATTCAGTTATCGACTGGGCTAAATATCAACAAGGTTTTGCTTGGTTCAATTCAGACACACCAGAGGAGAAAGGATCTTATGAGTTACCTCACCATGACATAATGGAGGATGAACTTGTAGCAGTCTGGCAAGGGGTTTTATGGGCAATGGGAACTCTACTAGGAGTTGGTGAAAGCCCCAGTATTCCTGAGGAAGAGAAGCAAGCTGTTTACAACCACCTAGCTCAACACTATAAACAATTCGGAAAAGAAGCTCCTGAGTTCAAGGAATATACTGAAGAAGAGCTACGGGCCACATTCCCCGAGCTTTACAATGATGAACAAGATGTTGAAGAAGAACCTGAGGATCTAAGTGAGGAGGAGGAAGAGGTCAGGGAAGCTGTTAGCGATGTTATAAAACGTCTAGATGAAGACGTAAAGGGTCTATTAGCCAGTGCGAAATTGCAAATCGAACAGGTGACAGGCTTTAAAAAAGGCGCGAAGTCTACAGGCATTAGCCAAAAGGCAGGGCGTACATTATCCGCTAAGACTAGAACGGCAATTCAAAACGCTGCCGAATCTGCAACCAAAGCGGCTAAGGATCTAAATGCATTACTTTCTTTAACTGACTCAGAACCTGAGCCAAAGAATGAAGGTAAAGCAGAGCTCTTAAAACTCTCTCAAAGCATGGACAAACTTGCTGAGGTGATGTCAGTGATGGGAAAAAATTCCACCCCTTTATAATTTTCAATTAATGAGTGCATTTAGTTTTGAATTAGATTAAATAATTTACTATTTTCTCTTAGCTTTTCTTATCA